GTGCGGGTACAGCACCGTGCAGGTCGCGTCATCGAACTGCTTGCCGCACTGGCAGTTGATGACGATCATGCCCGGTTCCGCGATCACCTTCCACATGGTGTTGACGGTCATCGTGTCGCTGTCGAAGTCCACGGCGGGTACCTGCTTGGTCAGGTTGGGGTCGGTGCCGTCGCAGTGGCGCATCACGGGCTGATTCTCTCGATCGTGCCGGCCAGGATCTCTTCGGTGGTGATGACGGTCAGCCTCCAGCTGAACGGCTCTGCCTCCCCGTCCACCTGGACGGGCAGGTCCATGAGCCGCCTGTTGTGGTAGTCCATGCGCCGGTCAATCTCCGGGTCCTGCGCCAGGGTGTACCAGGTTGTCGGGTGCATCACCAGCGTCAGGCCATCGGGGAGCACCACCCGGCCCCGGTCGTCTGAGAAGCGCTGGAGCACCAGCACCCGCAGCTGGCGGCACAGCTCGTCGCCGTTCACCTGCGTCGCACTCCCCTCACGATGGTGTTCTCGCCGCAGACGTTGCAACGCACCCGCCACTTCGGCTGTAGGTCCCGGCCTACGGGACTGTGCCCGCACGCCAGGTCAGCGACGTAGTTCTTGGGGGGCACGACGCTGATCCACAGCGCGTACACCCAGTCCCCCAGCCAGCGCAGCAGCAGCATGCCCCTAGCCTCCTGTCCCGCAGTGGACGTGCTGCGGCTGGAGCGGCAGCGCCCCGTAGGCCATCTGCCACCAGCCCAGCGGATGGTTGAGCGCGGTGAGCCGCAGCCCGCACGCGGTGACGCGCACGAGGCCGGCCTGCTCGACCGCGACGATCTTGTGCGCCCGGACGGGCTGGTAGCTGTCGTCTATGTCCATCGCCCACAGCACCTCCGTGGAATCGGACGGCAGCGGGGTAAGACCCGCTGCGGAGGTGGTGGCCATGTTCGGCGTGATCTCGGCCATCTGCTTTGGTATCGCCTTCCTGCTGTACTGGCTGGGCGGCGGGCACCTGCCGTGGACGCCGCTTGGGTTCGCGCTGCTCGCGGGGTGCGCGCTGGCTGTGCACGTGACCGCCCCGTGGTGGCCGCCCCGGCTGAGGCGGCCACCCCAGTAGCTAACTTGGTGGCTGAGCACGTCCAGCTGTCCCCGCCATAGCAGTGGTGGGTACCCCGGTTGTGTGGCGCGTCACCGCAGCGGTGGTCCTTGTGGGGGTAGTTCGCGTGCCTGGACCCGGGGATGCCCGGGTCCGTCCACGTGTGGTTGCACTGGACCCCGCCTAGCGGTGCCCGGTGCTTACCCCGGGTCTTTTTGCCGCTGCCGCCGCTCTCGGCCTTGGCGATGGCCTTGCTGCGCTTAGCGTCACCTACCGCGTACCTGATGTTGCTGATCAGGCCCATGTCGCGCTCCTCTCACGTAGCGTGCTGCACACGAGTGTAACCGGTCCTGGGGTGGCCCCCACAGGATCGCCTCGTACTCCCACGACTGCTTGACGCACGGCAGGTCGTGGCCGTGGACCGGGTCGTCATCGATCGAGCAGACAAACTCATGCGGCCCGGGTCCGTTGATGCAGTCTGCGGGGTCCTCGCACGCCAGCCGGACGCATGGCGGTGGTAGCTTCACCCGGTCACTCCCCTAGGGTGCGGTGCGCCGGCTCCCTGCCCCGGCCAGCTGTGCGGGAACCGCTCCCCGCAGTAGCAGTACCCCCATGAGCCGATGACCTTCAGCGCCGCCTCCTCGCGAGCCTGGTCGGTAACCGGGCGCGGCCGGTCCCACGGGCGGTCAGTCTCCCGCTCGATGCTGGACAGCGTCGGGTGCCAGCTCATCGCAGCTTCCACCCCAGCTCGCCTACCAGGTGGCCCGCCTCGAACAGCCAGGGGTGCGTCACCCCGGCGTCAGACCCAGCCCCGGCCCAGGCGCACAGCCGGTCACCCGACGCCCAGAGCAGGTTCCGCGCCCGGCGCTTCACGCCCGCCGCCTGCTGCGCCACTGGTCCGCTTGCGCGCAAGTGGCGAAGTGCGAGATGCCCCGGTGCTCGCCCGGCTTCGGTTCCTCGCCCTTCTTCAGGTACCGGGCGTACAGCAGCGCAGGGCCTGGGATGCCGTCGTTGGTGGCCAGCGGCTGACCCCGCCACACCGCGATGTTTCCCTTCGGGTCATCCACGCTGCCGTGGTCGATGGGAATCGTCCTGGGCATGTCCCGGTCGTTCATCTCCTCGGGGAACTTCACCGCCCAGTCGATCGGCGCGTGGCAGCTGTTGCACTCCTCAGCCACCGGGCACCTCACGCGGGTCGTCGCTGTAGATCAGGTCGATCACGTCCTGGTCGCAGTCAGGATCGGCGCACCTGACAGCGGGATGCGAGCCGCAGTCCTCGCACCGCCCTGCCGGGCCTGGCAGCTCACGGGGCTGAGAAGCTGCTGGGCGGTCCTGGCCCGCAGCAGGCAGCGCATGGTGCGGCGGCTCGATCTGGCCCGCTGGTGACCCCCGCCAGCCGCCTTCCGCCCACATCTCAGCGAGCGCCCTGAACGCTGCGAGGTAGTCGTCGGCCTGGATGATCACCACTCGACCCATGCGGGTGGTGAGTGAGTAGACCGCGCTGGTGCGCAGCTGGAGCACCGGTTCCAGCGTGTCCCAGAAGATGTCCTGGTGCTCGTATTCGGCGGTCAGCTCGGCGTACGTCAGGTGCTTCGACGCGATCAGCTGTACCCGCCCGCCGTCCAGCGGGGAGCCGGCGACCACGAAGTCCAGCACGATGCCCATGCCCATCTTCACGTCAGTCTCCGCAGGCCGTCCAGCACGTCCTGGACCAGCTCCTTGGTGTTTTGCTGGTACGGCTTCGCGGGTGGTGCGTATCGCTGCGCCTGCTCGTTCAGCTCAGCCACCGACCGCCGCTCGGGCAGGCCGCGCAAGCCGGCTTCCACCTGCATCATCACGTGGCAGCACTTGCCCTTTCGGCAGCCGTCGCACAGCAGGTCTTCCTCCGTCATCGGCATGGGGCACGGGCGCGGGAAGCACGGCTCCCCGCCCAGCGCGATGCACCCCTTGCACTGGCAGCCGTCGTCTGGTGTCGTCATTCGGTTTCCCCTCTCACGGGATTGTCTTGCTTGAACCACGCCCGGTGAATCAGCTCCACAGCGCGCTCCTCGGTGATGGCCTCCCCGTTCAGGGTGACCACCAGCGGACCCACCGGGTCCAGGCTCATCAGGTCCAGGCCGTCCCAGACCGGCTCAGCCATCTGGCAGACGATGATCTTGCCCTCCGGTACCAGCACCTCACCGTAACTCGCCAGCATGAGCCGCCTCCGGGGGCTGCTCGGCCAGCTCCGGGTGCACGTGCGGGAGCGCCGTCCAGTACACCTGGTCGCACCCCTGGCACAGCGCGGTTACGCCGAGGGACACCGAGTGCCTGCCGTCCGTGCGGTCATGGCAGCCGTGCGGGCAGGGGGCCAGCGAGTTACCGTGATCGCAGCGGAATGGCAGCGGCAGCGACACCCCGGCAGCGCGCCCCGACACCAGCGCGTCCCACGCCAGGTCTTCGATGTCAGTGCGGATCGCGGCCTCGCACACCCCGATCCACAGCACGTGCCCGAGGACCGACAGCGCGCACGCCCGGTACGCGACCTGATCCGACCCGTGCCGTCCCTGCCGCACCCGGTGCACGTACGGCTCCCGGTCACTGTCCATGGTGACCACCGTCCCCCGCAGCGGCCCGTCCACCAGGAGCATCCTGTGCGTCACCGGGCCACCACCTCTCCGGTCACGACGGGGGTAAGCCGCTTGTCCCACTCCCCCGTGATCAGCTGCGTCCGCAGGTCCGGGCAGCGGGTGCAGCGGTACAGCAGAACCGTCTGCGGGCCGCTCAGCGCCGACGTAGGCGCGCGGTACGGCTGCGCGGCGTCCAGCAGCCACTTGTGCCGGTGCTTGTTCAGGCAGTCCATGACGGACAGCACCAGCAGGAACCCCAGGGTCGCGAGCACCGCGACCAGCCAGTCTGACATGCCCTTGCTCCTCTCACTTCCCGGCTAGCGCCAGGAACTCCTGTCGTACCGGGGCGTCCAGGAAGCACCCCGTTAGGTGACTCGTCACCATCCGCGCGCCCGCCGAGCGGGGACCGCGCAGCGTCAGACACGTGTGCACCGCGTCGATCAGGCACCCGGCCCCCTGGATGTCCAGGTGATCACCCAGCGCCTGCACCACCTGCTGGCCCATCCGCTCCTGCATCTGCGGGCGCAGCGAGAACCCCTCCACCAGCCTGGCCAGCTTTGAGATCCCCGCCACCTTCGCGCCCGGCTGAGGCAGGTACCCCACCGTCGCCGTGCCGGTGAACGGCAGGATGTGGTGCTCGCACAGCGACGTGAACGGGATGTCGCACAGCAGCACGATCTGCGGGTGCTGCGCGGGCGGCTCGAACTGCCTTGCCAGCACAGCGCCCGCGTCGAAGGGGACGCGCAGGTTCCGCGTCAGCTCCGCGAGCGCCTGCGCGAACCGCAGCGGGGTCCGCTTCATCTCCGGGCTTTCCACGTCGATGCCCAGCCGCGACAGGAAGATCGCGCCCATCTCCTCCGCGTGGCGGGGCACCGTCCGCTCATCCACGGCTCTCCCCCTCGTCGTCGTAGACCAGCACGTGCTGTCGCAGGCTCAGGTTCCACCCCCGCTGGAGCACTCCGTCAGCCAGCGCGCGGGCGGTGCACAGGATCTCCTCCCGGGTCACCCCCGCAGGCATCACCCACGTCTGCTCGCGGGCTATCCCGTGCTCCTGCGTCAGCTGCGCGATCTCGTCCAGGTCGGCCACGGTGCTGGACACGAACTTGAACGCCGCCCGGCCACCCTGCGCGAACTGCCCTAGCGCCTCCGGGTTGATGGCCTTGTCGCGCGGCACTCCGGAACTGGCCAGCTTGGGTGAGACGTTGAACTGGTCCACGCACCAGCCCCAGTTCCCGGTAGGCACCTGCGTGCCGTTCGTCTCCACCTCCACCCGCACCCGGGCGTAATCCAGGTGCCACAGCATCTCGGCCCACCCGTTCTGGCCCTGGTGCAGCAGCGGCTCCCCCCCGGTGATGATCACCATCTGCGGGCTGCCGACCATAGCCGCCCGCACGATCTCGGCGGACTCCATCCGCTTCCCCTGCGCGTGCAGGTCGAAGCGGGTCGCGTCCCACGTCTGGGACTCGTCGCACGGTGACAGCCCGTGCGGGGTCACCCACTGGCACGCCAGGTTGCACCCCATGAGGCGGATGATCGACGCATGCCGGCCGGCCGAAGGGCCTTCCCCCTGCCAGACGGGGCCGTACACCTGGTTGACCACCAGCGTGCTCATGATGCCCTCGCGACCGTGTATGGCGACTCACGGACCTCGCACCAGTCCACCAGCACCCCGCACATCAGCCGGGCCTGCCCGAGGAGGTAGTCCGCCAGCCGCTCGGCAGTTGGCGGGAAGGCCAGCACCGCGTCTTCCGTGAAGTCGGCGTGCAGGTCTTCCAGATCCCCGTCACCGAGGTACCGGTGATCCAGGGTGTCCTTGAGCCACTGGGCGAACGGGTCGAACATGGCGTAGTCGAACACCATGCCCACCGCGTCCAGGTCGCTCCGCTGCGCGTGCAGCACCACGATGTACCCGTGGCCGTGGAGCCGCGCGCACTTGTGCCCCGCCGGCAGTCCCTTCAGGCGGTGCGCGGCAGCGAAGCGGAACTCCTTGGTGATCTCGTACATCAGCCCATCCCCCGCATCTCCAGCGCGCGCTTCACGTACATCGGGACCATGCCGGGGCGGAAGTCCGCCCAGTGGAGCCGCTTGTAGTAGTCCAGCCGCCTCGGCGTCAGCGCGTACCGGTCGTCCTCCCAGATGCCGTTGTTGGTGAACGCCACCCACCGGCACCAGCAGCCCCCGCACTCCCCGCAGAACTGCGGACCCGGCCCGTAGCAGGACCAGGTGAAGTCCTTCAGGTCAGCCACTCCCGTAGCCGGGTGAGCGTCCAGGTACCTGCGCACCAGCTGCGTCTTCGTCAGGTGCCCGAACGGGGTGTGGATGCGCACCCGGGGCACGTTCGTCGCCGCCTGGAAGTGCCCGCCGCGCGACCTGGCCAGCAGCCGCTCCACCGCCCGGAAGAAGCCCGGGTTCTTATCCGGCCCCCACTCCGCGATCCGGGCGATCACCACGTCCGGGTGCAGCTGCGCAGCCGCGAGGATGAGCCGCAGGTTCCGGTTCGGGATCCACCCGGTAGGCAGCTCCGACATCGGGGAGCCGCCTAGCACCAGCTGGATCGGCCGGTCAGGCTCGAAAGCCTGATTGGCCAGCTGCACCCGCTGAGCCTCCTCACCGCAGGCCGCGTTGCCCACGTTCACGTACAGCGCGGACGGCATCCCCAGCAGCCGCCAGGTGATGAACGCGTCCGGACCCCCGCTGTACAGCAGCGCCATCCGCGCGGCAGGCGGCAACCCTGCGGCCTCCGGGATGCGGTAGGTACCACGCGGGTGCGACGCCTCGTCCTGCACGTAGTGGGCCTTCCACGCCGCGCCCAGCACCGGCACCCGGTGCAGCGCGTTCACCGTCCGCTCGTCATGGTGCAGGACCGCGCCCCACCTGCGCAGCATGGGAGACGGGAGGCGCTGCATCAGCACCCCGATGTCCGGCAGCACCGCCGCCGCCGCGATCAGGCGGCTCCCGTGCTCCTCATCCGTCTCGACGTAATGATCTCTCGGCTTCATCGCTCACCTTTCCTGGTGCTTGCGCCGGGCCTGTCCGCGAGCCATTCCACGGCCCTCATCATCTGGTGCAGCCTCTCGGGGACCGCATCCACGAACCACATCGTGGTTCCATCGCCCTCCAGCCCTGGCGGTGCAGGCACCGCGTGCCGCTGCTGGAGGTACGCTTCCATCCGCTTCCACGCCACCGCCGCCACCCGCAGCGACTCGTGGCGCTCCCGGTCATACGCCTGCTGGGTCTTAACCCGCCCCCACTTGCGGCCCGTGTTCGCATAGGCGGCATCGCGCATCAGCTGCGGGTCCGCGCCATGAGCGCGCAGTAGCTGCGGACGCCCGACCGCGTCCTGCACCCGCAGCGACCGCACCTTGCCGTCCTCGAACACCGCCAGCCCACCGAACCGCGACGCCTGCGACCACGATGAGGAGTCCACCGACCAGAACGGCAGCGCGGCAAGCTCCGCCGACGCCGACCGGCCCAGCCCGTGAATGCGAGTACCGTGCTCCCTGGCGATCAGCATGGCCCGCGCCGTGGCGGCCAGCTTGTTCGCGCCCTTCAGGTTCGCCGTCCCCCCGACCGCGACGTACCGGTAGTCGCGGCACAGCGCGTGCAGCTCCGCAAGCGGGGTCTGCATGTGGTAGACGGGCAGGACCGGCAGCCCCTGCCCCTCCAGCCACAGCTGGTTGCGGGCACTGCCGGCGGAATCACCGATCACGTCCAGGTTGACCGCGACCGACAGCAGCGGCCACCAGTGCTTGAGCCACGCCGCGTACTCCTCGCGCCTGATCACCGCGCCGCTGCCGCGCATCGTGAACGCCGTGAACGCCCCGGAGTCAGCGAACAGCTGCACCGGCAGCTTCGTCTGCCCGGCCAGCGCCGCCAGGTCCCGCTTGCGGTAATACCAGTACGAGACCAGGATGCGGCAGATGCCGTCAGGCTCACGCATGCACGATCCCGATCCCCGCTGGCAGGCTGCCGCGCCTGATGACCTCTGTGCGGGGGTGCGTGGCGCTGATCGTTAGCCACGCCAGCCGCACCGACAGGTCCGGGTTCACCACGTCGTCCAGCGCGATGACCCCCCCCGGGCGCACCAGGTGCCCGTACATGTCGAAGTCGGCCAGGACCCCGTACGGGTCGTGGTCGCCGTCGATGAACAGGAAGTCGGCCTTCCGGCCGTCCAGCTGCCGCGTCAGCCACAGGTAGGCGTCCCGCCCGTGGGAGTCACCGAAGTACACCCGCGCGCCGTGCGGGTTAAGCGGGTGCACGCCCTGCGCGAACATCCCCTCGCCCGGGGGAGACACCGGCAGCGTGATGCCGTACACCTCACCGCATAGCTGCCGCCATGCGTACAGCGTCCCGCCCGCGTCACAGCCGATCTCGATGATGATCTTCGGCCATAGGCCCATCACCCGCCGCAGCAGCTCCGCAAGCTCGTCCTCCTGCTGGATAGCGTGGTACTCCCCGACCGCGAGCTGCGCTACCACCTGCGCAACGTTCCAGTCGCCGCTCATTCGGTCCCCTGCGCCACGCCCAGGAGGTGCATGAACCGGCCCGCGTCACTGGTCTCAGTGGCCTCGTCCGTCAGCGCGTAGAACCGGTCCCGCGCCTCCGGGGCCACCTTGAACTTCAGCACCGGCCACAAGTCCTCGTCGTTCGGGCCACCGCCGCTACCCCCGCCAAGCCCGCCCAGGTCAGGCGGCTGGAGCTGCTGGATCAGGTCGTCCAGGTCATCCCCGCTGTACCCCGTGCCTGCCAGTCCCCGGGGTGAGTGCGCTGCGCGGGTCAGCAGCTCCACCAGCTTCGCCTCATCGAAGGTGGCCAGGTGGGTTGTCCGGTTGTCCACCGCGAGGATCTCGGCGGCCTCGTCGTCGTCGCACTCCAGCCAGAAGCCCGGGATGGTATGCGCCCCCTTGACCTGCGCGGTGCGGTAACGGTGGTTGCCGGCCAGGATGCGCCCCGTGCTGCGCTGCGCGATGACCGCCCCGTAGAACCCGTGCGAGTCCATCGACACCGAGATCGCCCCGATGTCCCCCTGGTTGTAGTTGTCCGGGTGCTCCGTCAGCTGGTCAATCGGTATCGCCGGGTCGTACTCCTGCTGGGCCAGCCAGAACTCAGCCTGCTCGGTCACTGCACCAGCTCCCGCTCCCGCGCAGCGCGCGCCTCAAGGTAGCGGTCGATGTCCGCCCGCCTCCACAGCGGCGAGTTCATCACCACGCCCCGCTGACCGTTCGACTTGATGAAGTCCCGCCGCTCCTCACCGCACTTAGGCGGGAAGTCAAACGGTCCTCGCTCAGTGCCCTCCCGCTCCTTGCGGTTGGTGCGCGCCAGGTAGTTGCGCACCGTATCCGGCTTGAAGCCAGTCAGCGCGCACACCTGCGGCATACCAACCAGCTCCTCTTGCTCCGTCATCTGGATCACCTCCTATGTGCCGCTACCCCAGCCCGGGGGGGACGGGCCAGGGTAGCGGGGCTTAGCGGGTTACTTGACCTTCAGCATCAGCTTGCTGTGCACGTGAGCCTTCGCGGCGTCCTCACTGCCCTCGATGATCGCCGTGGCGCGTGCAGCGGCCATCCGGTCACCGGTCACCCTGCGCGGGGCCACGTGGTCCAGGTACTCGGTGAACGCGCGCTCGGCGGCGTACGCGGTCTTGCCCAGCTCCTCCGACTCTCCGCGCCACATGCTCGTGATCACGCCGGCCCGCTCGTCAGCTGTGCGCTTCTGCCGGTCGGTCGCGTCCTTTTCCAGCGGCCACAGCTCCTTGAGCAGCTTCTCCACGTCGCGGGCCACCACGCTCGTCCGCGCCAGCGCCTCCTCCTCGACCCGCAGCTGCTCGAAGTGCTTGCCCGCCAGGCCCAGCGTCCGGCGCGCTTCCTCCACCCGCTTGAGCGCGTTGGTGGTGTGCCGGGTACCCCAGCTGGTAACCGCGTCCCGCACGTTGAACCGCTCGGTGTTCCCGCACTCCACCCGCCACGGGGAGACCGTCACCCGCGCCTTGCCCGTGCCGTCGTTGGTGTTGAGCCAGTACAGGTACTGGCGTATCGTGTCCAGCCGGCCGTCACCCAGGTCAATTTCGATGTCGTCCGGCAGCTTCATTCCGATGAACACGTGCCGGCCACCGTAGGTGGCGCCGGCGCTCTCGAACAGCAGCCCGTAGTCCTGCACCAGGTCTTGCAGGAACGCGCCGGCGTCCAGCGTCTGGATCGGCGTGTACACCTTGCCCACGATGCCCAGCGGGGCCATCGTGTCCGAGCGCAGGTTCACGAACTGGCCGGGCACCAGCTGCGTGGCGGGCCGGGTGATCTCTGCGGCCAGCTCGTCGTCATCAAGGGCGAACCGCGCTGCGCGCTGCAACACGGTGAAGTCGATTCCGCCGAGCCGCAGCACCTCAGCCAGGTCGCTCACGCCCTCCGGGATCACGTTGCCCAGCCCGTGCCAGGCCGGCACGCGGGTGTACAGCGCTGCGGTGCCCGTGGACTCGTCCAGGTTGGACTCCGGCAGCAGCATGGGCTGCGGCATTCCGGCCGGCTGTCGCATCCGCCACGTCTCGCCGGCGTCCCACCCGGTGTTCACGCGGTACGCGCCGTTCCCGATCGGGGTCAGCTCGCCCTTGGCGATCCGGGCCTCGGTCTGCGCGTTAATCGCTGCTGCGGCCTGCTCAGCGGCTGCGGCCTGCGCGGGTATGCCGGCGTTGTACGCCATGATCGCGGAGACCTGCTCGCGCCGCTCGGCGGCGAAGGCTTCGTTGCGGTCCACGGTGCTTGCGGTGCTTGCCATCTGGTGTCCTCTCACGGGCTGTGCGTAGCGGGGTGCGGTGCTGCACCCCGCTGCACACGAGTGTACGGGCTTGCGCCCGTGGTCGTAACCCCTACGCAAGCCCCTTTTCGCTAGCCCACTCCTCCACCGCAGCAGCAGCCTTGCGGTTACCGCCGACGTGGTGCATGCCCGCCCACTGCGCCGTGGCGTTCCACAGCCGCACGTCGTACTGGTCCCGCCCGGGAGACGGAGACGGCGGGGGCACCGGGGACGGCGGCACGATCACGGGGAATGGCCGGCCCGTCGCCGCCTGGTAGTCAGCGGCCAGCGCCGCCTGGTCAACGCCCGCCTGGAAGACCGGGTGCGTCCACAGCGCCGGCCACACCAGCACGAACGCCTCTTGCAGCTGGTGGAGCATGAACGCGTCCGTCGTTCCGATGACCTCAGCCCACGTGACCACCAGCACGTCCCGGCCCGTCTTCTGCGACGTGTACCCGCCGCCCAGGATCGCGTGCCCGCCCCACTCCGGCGACTGGCTGGAATCCCACAGCCCCGCTTCGGTCTGCGCCTGCTGCGCCTGCTCCAGGTCCACGCCGAACAGCGACCCGCCGAAGATCGACACCACCGCCCGCACCAGGTCCGGGTTCTGCGGGTTGAACTTCGCATAGCACAGCGGCTTCACCACCTCCCGCTTGCCGTCCGCGTGCGTGACCGTGATGCCCCCGCTTACCAGCGCGTCGAGCATCACCGTCATGTCCACCCCGTCGTCACCGTCACCCGTGGCGGGATCGAAGCCGGGATTGCCGCTCCTGCGGTACAGGTCGAACACGTCCGCGTCAGCGACCGTGACGTCCTCGCCCAGCAGGTACCGCCACGACTGCACCGCGTCGTTGGCCACGCTGGTTGGCCCGCACGTGCCGAACCTGTCATTGCCGCCCAGCACCCACCCGCGCACCTGTCCGAGATGGTCGACCGTGGTGGGATGCGCCGGCACCACGCCGGTCAGCGTCAGCGGGATCACCTCCGCGAGCCTGCGCGGATCGGTGGGCCGCCTGCCCAGCTGCCTACTCGTCAGCGGCATCATCGGTGCCGTCCTCCTCGTCCTTGTCGTCGGTACTGGCCGGCTGGTCCAGGCCAGACGGGTCATCCGGCCAGGCACTCGTGTCCACTTCACCGTCCCCGTCGCCTGCGGGTAGCGGCTCCTGCCCCGCTGGTGCGATGAACCCGATTGGCGGGCCTCCGGTCGGGTCGTCCGCCGCGCGCTGCTCGGCCGTGATCTGCTCCGGGTCAGTGTCGGTGAACACGCCCCGGATCTCCCGCTCCAGGTTGTACGGCAGCGCCTCCCGCCCCGTCCGCTGGTCCAGCGCCCGAGACATGAGGCTGCGCAGCACCTCCACGTCCTCCGGCTCCATAATGACCTCGATGCGCCTGATTCGCGCCATCGGGATCAGCTCGTGCGTGTCGGCGTTCACGGTCACCTTTGCCGCGTCCACCAGCGCAACGCACAGGTGGATCTTCGGTGGTGAGTCGCCCATCGCCTGGTTGATGAGCTGCTGCGCGATTGCGACCAGCCCGTTCCCGTCGCCTGCGGGGAGCTTCCCCGAGACGCTGATGTCACCCACTGCTGTCTCCTCTCACGGCTGGCCAAGTGATCTTGGCCAGCACCTCATCGGCGGACGCAGGCATCCGCACCAGCGGGTACCCGTAGTGCGCCGCGCCCATGGCGGCCAGCGTCAGCGCGTCCGCCTCGTCATTGCCCTTCAGGTCGGCCATCGGGAACCGCTTGATCGCCGCCGCCAGGCATTCGTCCTTGCCCGCGTTGCCCTTGCCCGTGAGCCACTTGGCGCGGTGCGTCGTGTTCACCGGGACGTACGGTATCCCGGCCATCCACAGCTCGTGCCTGACCAGCCAGTGCAGCCCCGCCAGCGGCCCGATCGCGTTACCGGGCACCCTGCGCACGAGTATGTCCTCGATGACCACCACGTCCGCGCCGTCGCACACCAGCCGCACCTGGTTCAGCAGCCCCGCCAGCCGGGCATGGCCGGTCATCGGCACCTTAGTGCGGTAGGTGCGCACCAGCGGAGCCAGCATTACCCCGTTGTCGCTGCGAGCCTCGCCGGGATGCACTACCGCCGACCCGAACGACGACAGCGCCGGGTCCAGCCCCGCCACCCGCATCATGCCAGCTCGTGCGGGATGCCGAGCAGGCTCAGCGCCTGATCGAGCACGTCGGCAGGGTGCATCTCGAACACGTGCTCCTCACCGACGTAGACACCTGTCGCGTCGTTGTCGAGCACGAGCGCCACCGGGCCGTCTTCGTCGGTGGTCAGCGCCCCGGAATCGAAGGCGTCCTTGAGCTGCTTGAGCGTGTCGTACTTCACCGGTCCTCCTCTGGTGGCGCTAGCGGCAGCTGAGCCTGCGCCTTGCCGTAGTTCGCCACCCACGGCCACCCGGCGCCGTATGGGTTGCGGGTGAGCCAGTCCGGCCACACCCGCCCCTCTTCCCGGTCGCCACGGAACCGCTTCACGTCCAGCGCCGTATCGCCGCCGTGGGCCTTGGTCGCCTTGTAGAGCGCCAGCCCGAACTCAGGCCACCGCGCCCACATGGACGAGCCTTCCGGGCGCATCTCCCGCGCGCCGGTCGCCCCGCCGTACGGGGCATGCGCCTCGATCCACAGCGCGCACCCGTACTCCTGCCGCAGCTGGTCGAAGAACATCGCGACCTTGGAGTGCACCCCCAGCATGTTGCCGTCCTTGCCGGGGCTGCCGAGCATCATCTTGTAGATCGGCCCGGCGATCAGCAGCTGCGGCTCAAACCTGCGCACAGCGTCCCGCAGCTCGAACACATCCCGCATGCTGGTGATCCCGCCCGGCCGCAGCTCGAACCGCATGTTGGCCTCGTCCCAGCCCGGGTAGGCGGCGGCAACGTCACCCATCCGGCTGAACCGCCGTGACAGCAGCAGCTCCGGGTTCTCGAAGTCCCAGATCATCACCCGCTGCGGCGCGATCTGCGTGCCGGCGAACGGGTGGACGCCCGCAGCAGCGCAGAAGGCGACCTGGTGCGCGACGGTCGTCTTGCCCTTGCCCTCCCCCGCCACCACGACCACGCGCTCCTGCGCCTCGACCAGCCCCGGGATGACCGCGCTGCGCATCTTCACGACACCGCTGGTCACCTCCGTGAAGGTCCGCGACTGCGACCGTGCCACCGAGTTGCGGCGCATCGCGTCCAGCTGCGCGTCAACGTGCAGCATCACCTCGTCCGGGTCGTTGCCCGCCGTCCGGAACGACTGGATCGCCCGGGAGGCGTGCTCGATCCCGTTGCGCCGCAGAGCCGCACCCAGCACGATGCGCCCGTAGTGCCCCGCTGACTGAGGCGCAGCGCCCAGCGCGTACAGCTCGTGGAGGTAGATACTCGCCCCGCCATGACCGCCCAGGGCTTGCAGGTCGCCGTCCCTGTCGATCCACGCCCGCAGCGTCACCGGGTCAACCGGGTGCTGCCCGGCCACCATCGCGATCATCGCCCCGTAGATCACCTGGTGCGCCGGCCTGAAGAACTGATCCGGCCCGACCCACTCGCACGCGATCTCCAGCGCCATCGCGCCACCCGACAGGACCGACCCGAGGAGGTACCTCTCGGCCTCCACGTCGGCGGGAAGCTCGTCGCTCATGCGGAGCGCTCGTGCGCCATCGCGCCGTCCTGGTTGACCTGCCAGTGGGAGCGAAGCTCCTCAAGCGCGCTCCAGTTGCGGGCGTTGCGCATGTCGGCCAGGAAGTCCCCGAACGTCGCCAGAATCCTCACCGTCGCGTCGTTGGGTGCCTCGGCTTCCATCGCCAGCTTGATGTCTGCCAGCGTGCTCGCCACCCACGTGCCCATGTCGAACATCTCGTCGTTGGTCCTGCGCTGTGCCATGGTCGTTCCTCTCATGCGTCCCACTGAGGCCGGATGGCCTCAGCGTCTTCCTCCTCGTCATCCCAGCGACCGCCGTTCAGCCACGTCGCCGGGTGCGGGATGAACTTGGGTTCCTTGCCAGCCGCCAGCCGCTGCTCCCACAGCTCAGCGAACCGCGCAGCTGCGGCGACGATCATCCCCTGGTCGGTGGTCTTCACGACCTGGTCCCACTTGCGGCGTGCGGCAGCCTTGGCGGTTTTCCGGGGGTACGTCGCCCAAAACTCATCGAAGCCCGGGACGGGCGCACGACGGTTTTGATCTTGATCTTGATCTTGGTGGTGGGTGGTGGGTGGTGGGTGGTGGGGCATTCCCCCCCCTATTGACCCTCCCGTAGCCACCCCAGTGGCCACCCCATTAGGGGGGGCATCAACCCCATCCAGCGGCAGCGGGGTACCCCAGCGTTTTGCCGCACCGCGCTTGCCCGCGTCCACCATCCGGTCCCGCGCTTCCAGCTGTTGCCAATCGCGGAAGTCGTGGATGCGCCAGCCGGACCCATCCGGCAGCTCGTCCCACATCCCCGCGACGACCAGTACGGTCACCAGCGCTTCCAGCTGTTCCAGTGAGTCATCGTTGGGTCCGCGCAGGTACTCGGGTACCGGCCGCCAGTGCATCACCACGCCCCGGGGGAGGATGCCCTGCTGATCGGCCGGCCGCTTGCTGTATGCGTGCGCCCAGGCGAGGGTGACCGCCCACAAGCCGATGGCCGCTAGCCCGTCCGGCTGTGCCAGGATGCTGAGCACCTTGGGATGTGTGGGGAACTGGTCGTCCAGTTGCGCCCAGCCCATTAGCGCTGAGACCGGCGCTGCGGGGGGAGCTGGTATAGCATTGGTAACGTCCCTTCCTGGTCAGGGTGGACACGTTGGGGGTCGGGCGTTGCAAGCGTCCGGCCCCCCTTTGCATCTGTACCCGCAACCGTACACCGCCCCTGAGCGCCGTCACAGGTCAGCGCTGGTGCCCGTGTTAGTGTTGGGGTGTTGCTCGGTCGCCTTCGGCGCTGCGTGGCGGGAATCCTCTCACAGGTCCCCGGGGGGGTCAGCTGGTACGCCGGCTGGCCCCCCCACCCTTTGTTTTCCGGGGTAGCTGGGGGCCAAAGCTCTTAGAGGCCCGTGAGCGGCTTTGAAGCCCCCGGGGGTATATCCCAGGTAGCAAACCGGCTGTTAGCCCCGCCACGTGGATTTGGCACTCCCGGTTTGGGAGTAAGTCCTGGGAAAACTTCTCGCGCCACCCCTACCGACGCCATTCAGGGGACGGTAAACTCGTGTGTAGCAGGACAGCAGCAAGGGTTTGTGAGAGGACCAGGGACAATGGCGCAAAGCACGCGGAACCGCCGCAAGGACATCGAAGAGACCTTTGCCGGCGCGCACCGCATGGTTAAGGGCCTGGAGCTGCGCAGCGCGGACGAGGACCCCTGGGCAATGGCCGAGATGCTGACCCTGGCCGCCGAGCTGGAGACCGCAGCGCTGCACACGTGCAAGCGGCTCCGCGAGGTTGGCTACACCTGGACCGACATAGGGCAGGCCATGGGGATCAGCGCCACCACGGCGATCAAGCGGTACGCGAAGAAGATCGACGCCCTGGCCGCCGAGCAGACCGAAGACGCCGCGTAGCACCCGCTGCGCGCACACCGTGAGAGGGAACCGAAGATGAGCAACGCAGACCGCAGCCGCCACATGGACAACTGGACCGCCACCGACACCCTGGTTACGCACCTGCGCGAGGACCACGGCTGGTCGATCTACACCACCGAGTACGACGACATGGACAGCCTGAAGGGCATGCACCAGGTTGCGCACCAGCACGACACCGAGGCTAACTGGCCCGACGACGCCCCCGAGACCGACGACGCGCCTGAGCTGCGCACCTGGTGGATCACCGGCTCAGCCACGCACGGCATGGAGGGGCTGGCCTGCGTGAGCGAGGAGTGGGAGCTGGGCGGGGTAGGCAGCATGGCCCCGGATGACGAGTTCACCGGCACCGTGGCCGAGATGGTCGCGTACCTGGTGGAGCAGTACGACGACATGGACACCGACGATGAGGAGCTGCTGGAGGCGTGGGGCGCGTGGTGCGGGGAGTGCAAGTCGCGCCAGGTGATCCTCAACCAGGGCGGCGGTAGCGGGTTCGCGGGCGGGCGGGTGTACTGGGCGGACCTGGAGTGCGGGCACCAGCTGATGGACGAGAGCGGTGACGTGGCAGCGGCGCGGTAGCTGCGCGCAAGCGGTAGCGCCCCCGCCCGGTCACCCCGGGCGGGGGCGCTTTGCCGTTGCTCCCGAATGTCGCCCCCGCGTGGTACAACTGGTTGCACACATACCATGCGTAGCAGTGAGGATGGTGGTAGCAGTGCCGCAGCTGGTTAAGGTGCGCAGGACCGCAGAGGCGTTCCTGACCTACGAGGTGACGGGGGTGGAGGACCGCCTCGTGCCGTGGGGTGCGCGCAAGGGGGAGCAGTACCGACCCATGGGCGCGGTGGTGCGCTTTAAGATGACCGACCGCAACATGGGCACGCGGGTGCAGCTGGTGTGCATCGGCATCGACATCCAGGGGAAGCGGCTCAAGGCGGACGGCACCCCGGGGGTCCGCGCCGTAACCGACTACCTCTACGCCGACCGCATGGAGCACGCCCCGCAGTGGGCACGCGACCTGCTGGCCAAGGCTGAGGCTGACATGGTGCTGGCCGACGAGGCGACGGCGAGGGGCCTGTGAGCGCGCTGCTGCTCATGTCGCAGGTGGACGTGGCCAAGGACCCCGACCGGTGGCTGCGCGCCCGCCGTGGCGGGGTCACCGCGTCGGAGATCGCCGCCGTCCTGGGCATCGCCCCGAACAGCCACAACTGCGCGTCGCCGTTCGCGCTGTACGTCGCCAAGACGACCGGCAAGGAACCGCACTTTGAGACCGACGAGACCAAGCGCGGCAAGCACCTTGAGCCGTACGTGGCCGACGTGTTCGCCGGCCTGCGCCCCGAGCTGGACGTGTGCGACGGCGGCCTGTACTGCCGCGAGGAGCGCCCGTGGCAGATGGCCACCTTCGACCGGATCGCCGTGGACCGCAGCGGCCCGGGGTGGCTGGCGATCGGGAACATGATGGACGCGCGGCGGCTCCCCGACCAGGCTGTGATGCCCGTCCAGATCAAGACCAGCGCAACCACCCGCAACCATCCGGACCCTGAGCTTCACTGGGGTGAGCCGGGCACCTCGGACATACCTGCGCACTACCGGGCGCAGGCACTGTACGAGATGGACATCCTGGGGGCTGAGGCGGTCCTGGTCCCCTGCCTGTTCGTCGCGGAGTGGCAGGTGCACACCTACGTGATCGACCGGGACGCTGACTCTGAGGCGGACATGACGCTGATGCGCGCCGAGGCCGAGTCGTTCATGACGCGGATCGCGGAGGACGACCCGCCGCCGATCGACTGGACCCCCAGCACCACGAAGGCGCTGCGCACCATCCACCCCATGCAGCCGGGGGTGGAGGGGTTCATCACCAGGCGGCTCGCTGACCGGTACGCGGCTGCGCAGCGGCTCAACCGCAAGGCCGAGAAGACGATGGGCCAGGTCACCAACGACATCCTGGCCGCAACCAGCGGTGCCCGGTTCATCATGACCAGGGTGGGCGGGGTGCCGGTCAAGGTCGCGAGCCGCGCGGTCTATGAGCAGGAGTCCACCGACGTGGACAAGCTGCGCACCCGGCACAAGCGCGCGTTCAAGGCGAGCCGCCGCAAGACGCCCGTGGACAAGCTGATCCCGGGCACCTGGGCCAGAGCGCCCAAGTGAGAGGAGCACCCGACATGCACGAGCTAGCCAGCGCCGTCCGGCTGGGGCTGATCCTCGCGTTCATCGCGTGGATGGTCTCCGTAAGCGGGGTGCTCCAGTGACGTGGATGGTCACCCCGGACCCGGAGATGCCGTACTCAATGTGGCATTGCAACAGCTGCGGCGCGTACGACCAGCACGGCCCTGGCTTCGGGCCACGGCGGCGCGACCACATTGACGAGGGGGCCAGCCAGCACGTGCAGGAGTACGGGCACATGGTCACCATCCAGCACGGCCAGAGCAAGGAGCTGCACCCGCTGGCCTGCGAGCCGCCACGGCGGATGCGGCACCACCCGGACGGCGACACCCCGTTGTCCGAGCACGAGCGCGCCGAGTGGGAGCGCCTGATGAGGAGGATGACGTGACGGAGAACCTGCGCGCAGCTGTAGCGCGCCGATCGGGCACCGACGCTGACGGGGAGAAGCAGCTGTCCCCGGTTGACCTGGTGAAGCAGCAGGTGCGGCAGAACCGGGCGTGGTTCAACACGGTCGTGCCGGCGCACGTGGACGGGGACCAGTTCGTGGCGCTGTGCCTGGGCGTCATCAACAAAGGGGGCGACAAGCTGGTGCAAGCCCTGGTGGACAACCCCCACACGTTCCTACAGTCAGCGTCCGAGTGCGCCCGGATGGGCCTGGTACCGGGGGAGACGTTCCACTTCGTCCCGTTCCGGAACAAGCAGGGCAACGGGACGTGGGCGTACGAGATCACCGGCATAGTCGATTACAAGGGTGAGATCGACCTGATCTACCGCGCTGGCGGGGTCACGGCGGTGCATTGCCACGTGGTGCGCGCCAAGGACGCCTTCGTATGGCACCCGGGGCAGATGGAGATCCCCTTCCACCGCATCTACCAGCCCGAGGGAGCCACCCAGGAGGGCCTGGCGGGCGCGGAGGAACGGGGCCACCTCACCGGGGTGTACGCGTACTGCGTGATGGCCAGCGGCGGGTTCAGCCAGCCGAGCGTGATGGGCGCGTCGGAGGTGCGGATGCACCGGGCGGCGGCGAAGACGGACAAGTTCTGGGGTCCGTTGTGGGAGCCGGGCGACAAGCCCCCCGAAATCCGCGACACGGTGGCGATGTGGCGCAAGACCGCCGTCCACGCCCAGTTCGACTGGGTACCGCACAGCGCCGAATACCTGGCGGCCAACCTGCGCGCGGCAGCGGCGATCGAGTCCAGGCCGGCCGTGACCGTGGCTAAGCCCGCCACAGAGGTGACGGGCGGCGGGGACACCCCCGCGCTAACGCCGGCAGCGGACGACCCCGCCAGCACCCCGCCTGCCACGGGCGGACAGGAGGATGACCGGTGAGCAGGCACGCAACCGCAGACGGCGGCACGTTCACCCGCACCGGCTTGCATGACGCGCTGGACGAGCACCAGCGGGCGGGGCTGATCAAGGGCTGGCAGCTGCGCCCGCTGGACCTGCCCAAGGTGCGCGGCAAGCCGAACTGGCAGTGGAAGGTCGTCTCCTCCGATGGCCACCCGCACGAGATGTACACCCCGCGCGAGCTGTACTCGCTCCTGGTGGGGCTGGCGTCGGCGCGGCACGCGCTCACCCGGCCCAGCGTGCGGGCGTTGCAGCTGGCCGAGCAGGCAAGGGCCGAGCGCGGCGGGACACCGGTCGTGCGGATGGTCAACTTCAAGGCGATCGAGCGGTGCCCGCTCCAGTCGCTGCTCCCCCAGCACTACAACGACGACGGCTCGTGCCGGTGCGCGCAGGTGCCGGCATGACGCCCGTCCAGCGGATCCGCGCGGCGGGGCTGCTGCGCGCGCTGCCAGCCGGGTTCGGGGCGCAAGCGGTGGTCCTGGACTACACCACGGGCGACGGCCCCTCCCAGTGCCGCAAAGGCAGCTACAGGTCACCCTCACCTTCCCCGAGCTGGCCAAGGTGCTGGAGGCGGTACCGGAGACCCAGCTGTGCGAGGAGGCGTGGGGGGCGCTCCGCATCCTGCACGCGCACCTGACGGGAGATGCCCCATGCACGAGGTGACGCTGCGGCTGATCCGCCACATCAAGATTCCCGGGCGGGACGCGGCGTGGGACGAGTGGTGGTTCACCCTCAAGCTCCCCCGGGTGCCGGTAGCCGGCGACCTGGTGCGCTGGCATCCCAGCTGGCTGGCTGAGCCGGTCGAGCAGGTTGTCATCGGCACCGACGAGATCAGCGCGCACCTGCACGCCCGGGAGGTAACCACCCTCACGCAGCTGGATGAGCTGGAGCAGGAGTGGGTCGGGTGGTGGGTCAAGGTCGGCGGCACCGCCGGCGCTGAGAGGAGGCTGCGATGACGCACAAGTGCCCCGGGCCTGACTGTGAGAAAGAGATCCCGCGCGTGCAGCTGGCATGCCCCCGCCACTGGTACCAGGTGCCGAAGCCGCTCCGGGACGAGGTGTGGCGCGAGTACCGGGCCGCTCCGCTGTCCCAGAAGCACCGGGCCGCGCTGGACGCCGCGATCAAGGAGATGAAGCCGTGACGACGCTGCGGTTCATCGACCACGGAGTCAGCTGCAACGGCATGGAGCCTGACCCGGAATCACCCGGCAAGAACCGGCCCTGCGGCGCGACCGTGTGGCGCACGGAGGTAGCCGACGCGCTGACAACCCAGTCCATCGGGGCGTTCCGGGCACTGCTGCGCAAGCGCGGGTGGAAGCTCAACACGGCTGACGATCCGAGGCTGGACCTGGACTACTGCCCGAAGTGCGCGGACCAGGCATGACGATCGATGACGCGCGGGTGCGCATCGGGCGCATTGTCAAGTACCTGCCGGGCACAGACCGCGCTGAGGTAGGCGAGATCACCGCCGTGAGCAGCGACTGGGTGTTTGTCATGTACGCGGGCGACACCACCAGCAAGGCCACCCGCCCGGAAGACCTGGAGTTCCTGACGTGAGCATCGAGGCGATCGTCATGGAGCGCGACGGGGGACGCTGCTTCAGATGCGGTGCGTTCCTGCACAGTGCTTGGCCCGGCTACTCCTGCCATCACCGGAGGCTGCGCAGTGGCGGCGGCACCGACACCCCGGAGAACCGCATCATGCTCTGCGGCTCTGGTACGACGGCCTGCCACGGCTGGGTCCACGCGCACCCGAGCGTGGCACGCGCACACGGGTGGCTGGCTTCCCGGTACGGCCTGGACCCCGGAGACACACCCGTCCTGCACTGGCAGCTGGGCGACGTGTTCCTCACCGAAGACGCCCGGGTGCTGACACCCGGGCAGTACGCACAGAGAGGAGAGCCGCGATGACGATGCCGGATGACGAGACGACCAAGCTCCAGGTGTCCGGGTTCCCCGTGGACCTACAGCGGCAGATGAAGGCCGCCGCCGCGCTCCAGGGGTTGCAGCTCCGGGAGGCGTTCATCGAAGCAGCGCGGTCCTGGGTGGTGCGCAACACCCCCGCGCAGGTGCCGGCGGACACCTGATGGCCCGCCCGCGCACAGCCGTGACAAATCCGCCGTCAACGGGGTACAGCCGGCCCGAGGAGCGGAAGTTCTGGGTCTGGCGTGACCGGGGGCCTGGGATCGACACCAGCACCGCTGAGCGATGGGGCCGGGAGACTCACCTGTGGCGGTGGTGCTGCACGCTGTGCGATCCGCCGTCGCACGGGCTGCGCGGCCGAAAGGGGGCGTGGGCGGCGATCGTCACGGTGTCCATGCCGCGTCACTTCCGGGTGCGGCACTACCACCACCAGTGGGCGGCTAGCAAGCCGCGCGCACTGTTACTACCCCTAGCACACACGTGTGTGTTATGGTTGGTTGCAGTGGGTGGCACCGTAGCCACCACCCGTGAGAGGACACCACCAGTGACGTACCAGCCGCCAGCAGACCAGCTAGACGCCATGACCAGCCAGCCCACCTGCCCGATCGCCAACCCGGACACCGCCCGCATGATCGCCCAGCAGGAGCTGTACCGGGCGTGGCGCGCTACCCGCACCTACGACACCGTGATGGTCGTAGACCCCGACCCCGCCGACATCGGGTACCGCCCGCAGGACGCCAAGCTGGAGTTCTGGACCATGCCCCCCGCCCAAAAGCAGGGACAGGTCAACGTGATCACCCTGAGCGAGGACGAGGCCCGCGAGCTGCGCGCCGAGCTGACCAGCTGGTTGAAGGACAGGGCGCAGGCCCGCGAGGACGCCCGCAACGTGCACTGCGCCGGCTGCACCGCCGCCTGCACCCTCTACCCCGCATGCAAGGCCACCCGGTGATGACGACCAAGGACGAGGTGGAGCGCGCCCAGTTTGACCACTGGGCGCGCACCCGCCTTTCCCCCGAGAACGCGACGCTGGCCGCGCGGGTAGCGGACTTGCTCGGCCCCGTTGCGCTACCCGCGCTGGACACGCTGGTGCGCGGTGCGTACGACGACGGCACCGACGCCGGCTACTGGGACGCCAAGGGCGAGAGGAGCACATGATGACCGAGTGGACGCAGGTACCGCACCCGGCACGATGGGACACTCATGAAGAGGAGACCGCCGAGGGGTACGTGATCGGCGCGCTGGTGTACGTGCCGGCGCGGTATGCGGTGAACGCCGGCCGTACCGGCGCCATCGTGGGCTGGGCCGCTAACCCGGACGCCTGGGATCTGGCCCGCCACGGCACCGGGGACCTGGAGTACCTGGCCGACTCGGACGGGCCGCTGGTGCGGTTCGATGACCAGGACCCCGCCGACGAGACGCTGCACTGGTACCCCGGGCAGGCTCAGGGCTGCTTGACGGTGCTCTCGTGAACGCCCGGGTGGTTGACGAGTCGCTGCTGCGGATCATGGTGCGCGAGCGGCTGCACTACCCCGTGATCCTCGTGCCCCGCGCGCAGCGGCGGGACGGCGAGTTCGCCTACGTGACCGTTGCCCCGCGCCAGGTACCCAACGTGCTGCGCGCTGCGGAGCGCAAGCTGTCCGCCTGGCACGTGCAGCGCGTCCACTTCTGCCGCGCGGGGACCGTGCACGTTTACCTGAAGGCAGGCCCCGATGGCTGGCAGTGACGTCCACGGCACCGTGTGGGTGGTGGTGACGCTGAGCACCCCGCAGTACGCGAAGGGCCGGGTAACCGACCTGGAAGTCCTCAGCGACCCGCCTGACTGGGACCTGGCAGCTGAAGGCCAGGTGTGCTACCAGGCCAGCGTCAACGGCGGGGACAGTGTCCGCTGGTCTCAGCAGCAAGAGCCGCCCATCAGCGCAAAGCCGGCACCAGCGCGCACCCCGGAGTACATCAGCGCTGCGGTGCTGCTGGAGCGGGTGTCAGCGTTCGACGCTGATGACCTGGCGGGGTTCCTGTGGGCGCTGCGCGGCGGGCACCGCGCTGTCGGGGGCGGGTACACCGCGTGGGCGGTCGGGCGTGACGAGTACGTGTGGATGGAGCAGGCCGGTGCCTGAGTCCTGCTATGACCCCGCCACGGGACGCCCCCGCCGGCTGGGAGCGCAGTGCACCACGTGCATAGGCAAGCCCGGGAACCTGATGCACCTGCGGGCCGGCCGGCTACAGCAGATGGTCCGCGAGGCCACCGCGCAGGGCAGCCAGGGGATCATCTGCCACCAGACGCTGAGCTACGGGGACCACCCGGGCTTCGGTCCCCCTGCGCTGTGCGCGTGGTTCTACGAGCGGTACGGGCACCTGACCAACTTCATCCGGGTGATCGAGAGGATCGGCGGGTTCACGGTGGTGGACCCGCCAGCTGAGGAGAGCGGACATGGACGAGCCTGAGCGCCGCACGGAGGAGTGGACGTGCACGGGCGTGCGGATGCTGAACGGCAAGCGGGCTGTGTCGTGGCTCACCGAGCGCGGCCGGTCACTGACATTCGTGGAGCGCTTCCGGTACGTGTGCGGGGGCCTGTACGGAGTGGAGGTAGCCGACGCCGCTGACGGCCATGTCACCCGTTACGGCGAACCGCGCTACCGCAAGCCCCATCCCGACGCGCAGCTGCGGGCGGAATGGCGCGCGAAGGAGGTGGCCGCTGAAGCCGGGCTGGCCACAGCCGCCCGGGAGCGCAGCGACGCCAAGGCGGACGCGCTGGACGCGGCGATGGAGCCGCTGGTGGCCATTGCCCGCACGATGCGCACCAGCGCGCAGCGGGAAGCGCTGGCCGCGCACGTGATCCGCCTGCTGGCGAAGGAGTGGTGATGAGGTTCTGGCCGCACCCGGTGACCATCCGCTGGTCCAAGGACCACAAGCGCTGGGAATGCACCTGCGGCAGGCGCGTCAAGTTCCCCGGGTACGGGCCGCCGGCGCACAGGTCGTGGTGGCGGTGATCATCACGACCCGCCCCGCTGACGTGCTCGACATGCTCGCGCGCCTGACCACCAGCCTCCTCACCCCGGGTGAGGACTGCGCCGACTTCCACCAGTTCTTCATGCGAAGCGCGTCCCACGACGGCACCGACCCGCTGCGCGCTAACGGCATGTTCTGGCCCAGCTGGGACGGCAAGGGACCGCCTAGCTTGCAGCACGGGGCGCGGTTCGCGCGGGTGCTGGGGCTGAGCCTGCGGGACGCTCTGCCGTACGAGGTGACCCGCGACATGCTCAAGGTGATGCGCGCCACCTACGAGAAGTCCACCGCGCGGGTGATGCGCCTGGACCAGGAGGAGATGCCGTGCCCGTCCGGGGTGGCCTGGCTGGACGACGGGTGGACGCTGGTCGCGATCGACGGCTCTAACGTGACGGTGCGCGTGGTGTCGTGGGACTTTCAGATGGTGGCCACCAGCTGGACCACCGACGCCGGGGTGGTCACCACCAGAGGGCAGCACCCGTGTGCGCGGCTGAGCCTGTGGAACCACACCGCCGACGTGACCAATGACCAGCTGGTAGCCGGAGGCTGGGACCCCGAGGACGCCGCCGAGGCTGACCGCCGGCTGGGTACCCCGCTGCGGGTGTTCCACACGGCGCTGATCCCGTTCGGCAAGGAGTTTACCTACCCCGACGACCGTGGTCCGCACGCCGTGGACGCGTTCCTCCACCTTGTCCACCTGCTGTGGATGTTCCTGGGGATGGAGATCACCGCCACCCAACGGCACCAGGTGCGGCCGGAGTCCAAGCGGAAGCGGCGGGCGCTGCGGTCACTCAAGCACAACGAGGTCCACGTGGTGCTGCTGCGCAGGGTGCGGCACGCGACCGATGAGGAGGGAACCAGCCGGGACATCGACTGGTCATGCCGGTGGGTGGTGCAAGGCCACTGGCGGCACCGCGCGGAGCCGGGTAACAAGCACCGGGGCGTCAAGGGCGACACCGCCGACGACGGTACCGCACTGTGCGCGCTGTGCGGGGACCGCCTGTACTGGGTTGAGCCGTACATCAAGGGACCGGACGGCAGGCCGCTGAAGGTCAGCCGCACCCTCTACAGACTGGCGAGGTAGGAAGCAATGGCATTGCGATCAGGTTCGTACAACGCAGCACCCCCGGTGTGGCGGGGCACCTTGCGGGAGGGCAGCTATCCCGCGTACACGTGCACCCACACAGACCACCCGGACCAGCCGGCCGCTACGGAGTGCGCTAGCAAGGCCCTCGCGGAGCTGCGCGGTAAGGGCTCGCTCCCCCCGGGCTGGGTGATGTGGGGGGACCACCGCAAGGTGGTGCAGCTGTGAGCGCCCGCCTGGTGTGGACGATTTTCTGCGATGGCGCCTACCGCGACATCGGGTGCGGGTCGTGGATAGGCAAGCATCCCACTCAGGACGAGGTGCGGGCGCTGGCCCGCCAGCACGGGTGGGTGAAGTCCGGCCCGGACACCTGGTTGTGCCCGCGCTGCGTAAAGCACCGCAAGCGAGAGGAGCGGAAGCGATGACCAGGGACGAGGCGTACCAGCTGGCGCTGGGGTATGCGTGCGGGCGCGAGGACGCATCAGGTGAGGCGATGCGGGGTGGCGTCTCGCGGTTCACGCAGGCGTTCGCCAGCGCGCGGGCCGCGTACAACTGCCGGACCAGCAGCTACATGCCGTCCGTGCAGGCAGCATGGCTCACCTGGCAGCAGACCGGGGGCCGGACCATCGATCCCTCAGAGGTACTGGAGGCGCATACCAATGAGCGGCCCTAGCTGCCATGACGGCACCTGCGTACGCCGGGACCTGCATACCGTGCCGGCTGAATGCTCGGCTGAACACTTCCCGGAGAACCAGCTGATGAACTCCGACCAGATGCTTGCAGAGCTGCGGGTGCTGTGCGCGCTATGGTCCCCCGACACCGGCCTTGACGCGGCCAGTACCGCGCACCTGGTGCAAGGGTTCATGTGGCTGGACAACACCATCAGCACCGGGGGCTACCTGCCCGAGGAATGGGATCCGGAAGCGTGGGAGCCGGGCGAGTACCGCCCCACCAGGAGCGTTGACGACCTGGCCCTGCCCGGGGCTGAGCCGGTCACAGGACCACCGGAAACCGGACCCACAGCTGCACCCGCAGCGCCGCCAGTAGACCGCCAGGCTTGATATCGCACTCCCTGGATGGGAGTGGAACCTGGGACAACGCAAAACCCGTGAGAGGAGACAGGACATGGTGCTACCACCGACCGGGGTACCCGGCAAGTACGCCACCGAGGAAGCCGCCGAGCAGGCAGTGGACGCCCTGAAGGTAGACGGGCGCTGGCCCGGCATCATCCGCCGCAGGATGGGCGGATACGACCTGACGTGGGAGCCTCCCACGTACAGCAGTGCACACGACTGGAGGAACTGACCATGAACCGCACACTCACCCCCGCCATCACGAAGGTCATCTCAGGTGCCATCGGCGCGGCAATCGTCGGCGCGCTGGTGCTGCTCAACAGCTGCTCGGGCAAGGCGCTGGAGCCGTTCAACGACTCCGGCGTCTCCGCGCACTACAACGGCCCCGCAGCGACCGGCAACATGCCAGACGGCTTCTCCAACTGGGCCACCAAGTGCGCCGACCCGGGGCACCGCATCTACGTCGCGTTCCACGGTGACAGCGCCTACGGTGCCATCGCCGTGATCAACGACGCGAAGTGCTAGGAGCAACAGTGAGCAACACGCGCAGGACCACGGAGTTCCAGAGGTACGGCGGCAAGCGGACCAGGCCCCGCGCGGTGTGGCGCGGTCACGCTCGCGGGCCGCGCAGGTCCCCGTACGCGGGGGACATGAACGGGCAGGCGGGCGGCGTCATGGAAGCGGCGCTGTCCGCGTTCGGCAACCAGATGCGCGGCCTGCGCATGGGCGTGCGCGGTCACTCCGACAGCAGGAAGGGAAGCTGACATGTGCATGAGCTGCGATACCGGCGCGATAGCCAAGTGCACCCACCCGACCGGCCACAAGCCCGTCCTCCAGCCGCAGCAGCACGCCGCGCTTGAGTCCCCGCTGAAGACGGCCGGGAGCGTGCTCCAGTCCATCGGCGGCGCTTGCGCGTGCGACCATCCGCACTGCTGGGCGCGGGTAGCGCGGGTGGGCCTGGCGGCGATGGAGGCCGCAGCCGGGTCTATGCCCGGCCGGATGACCGCCGTGGTCACCTACGACCCGGAGCTGCTTGAAGTGGGCCGGGTAGCAGCGCTGCGCACCAAGCGCGCGAACGCGTCAGGCACCGTGGCAGCACGCCGCGCCGTGGCGGCGGACTACGCGGCGCTAGCCGACGCCTTCGAGGAAATCAGCCGCGCCCTCCCGCAAGGGGAGTAACCCGAAAGGAACGCATCATGCCTGACCGCGAGGTACCCGGTAACGGCACAGACCCGCTCAACAAGCTGCTGGCCATCCAGCCGGCAGAGCTGATCACCGCAGTGATCGAAGTCGATAACGGCAAGTTCGGGGCCATCACCATCCGGACCACCAGCACCACCGTGACAGTGATCCTGGCCGGCCCGGACCTGGACAACTGGATCGCGCACCTGATGGAGCACCAGCGGGAACTCAACAGCCCCCTGATGGTGCCGTCGAAGAAGCGCCTCATCACGGGGCACACCCCCAACGGGAACGGCCCGGTAGCCACGTGAACACCCCGACGATCCCGGACGCCATCGTGCCCCGCCCCGGGATGATCGGCCTGACCCTGATCAGCGGCAGGGTCGGGGCCGGCATCAAGTGGGCGCAGCGCTTCAACGGGGACGGGTTCTCCGACTGGGAGCACGCCTTCACGCTGCTGCCGGGGAACCTGATCCTCGAAGCGGAGCCGGGCGGGGCGGTCATCCGGCCGCTGCACTACGACCGGGTGTACTGGTGCGCGAACATCGAACGGCTCCAGCCGCAGGTGACGAACGCGCAAGTGCTGGACGTGGCCCGGTCGCTGGAGCACGTCCCGTACTCGTTCCTCGACTACGACGCGCTGCTAGCCCGCCGGCTGCACCTGCCCGACTGGCGGGTGTGGCCCAACCGGGACAGCACCGAAGGGGTACCCAGGGAGGGGCTGCTGACCCTGCGGGAGTTCGTCAGGGACACCGGGCACATGATCTGCTCGCAGGAGGCCGACGAGTTCAAGCTGCGGCTCGGCTGCCACGTCTTCAACGACCAGCGGTGGCCGCAGGATGTTACCCCGGGTGCGCTGTGGCGGCGGGACCTGGAGCTGACCGGGTGAAGCCTTACGAAGCCCACTGGGCGTGGACGTGCAGCTGCGGGGTCGGCGGCCTGTTCCTGCTGGTCGCCGACCCCGTGGTGGATGAGGAGGCTGGTCTGCAACGGCAGGCGGCGGACATGATCCAGGGTCACCTGACCACGCACCTGGTGCACCCCGATCCGGAACGGTTCACCGCGCACGCCGGGCCGGTCAAGCTGACCGGGAAGCTCCGCAAGCCGCAGGTGGTCGTGGACTGGAGCACACGGTGAAGACACCGGCCACGCGGGTACACACGAGTAAACCTAGACCAGTACGGTAGGACGCGCTAAAGCCAGCGTTGCCCTACACAGTGAGAGGAGGACAAGCCATGCCCACACTCCAGAGGATCGCGGTGAAGCTGCTTCGCGGCTGCGGATGCAGCTGCCAAAGCTGCCGCAACGGCAATTGCAGCATGTGCCTCAACGGCCCCGCCCACTGATGCCGTGGACGCCGGCCGTGTCCGCTACCTGGTCAAGGACCGGGGAGGCTCAGAGGTGCTGGAGCTACGAGGCGAGGCCCCGGCGCGGTGGCTGGCGCGGGTGGTGCGCGGGACCGTGGAGCGGCTCTACCTGGCCGTGACCGCTACCGAGGTGATCGCGGACAACCGCCCCAGCTTAGGAAGGCGCAGGGAACCCCCCGGAGATCAAGATCCCGGGGGGTTCCCGCTGTCCGCGCGCTACCGGGTGGGTACCGGTCCTGCACCCGCCTGCGTCGCTCTCAGCGCGCTACGCGCTACCTGCTACTGAGTACCGGGATTCGGGGCTTCGAGCATGATCTGCTGCGCGGTCTTCCCCTGCCTCGCCGCCACAGTCGGTGTACCGGACAGGTGCAGCAGGTACCCGATAAGGATCGACGCCACCGCCACCGTCGTGTTCAGCACGTCGGGGCTGACGTGGAGGTGGAACGCCCCGAACGCCGTCAGGACCGTGACCGCAGCCGCCGCCGCTGTCGGGAGGACTACGGGGCGCACCGCGAACACGGCGACGATAGTCAGCACACCGGTCACGATCGTGTCAACCGCGCCAACCTGGTCCCGGGTAGCGTGCCAGCCCCAGGCGACCGCCATCGCCACCAGCGCGTTGATCACGTACAGCGTGACCGCAGGGTTGAGGTACAGCTTGCGGAGCATGGCGTTTCCCTTCACAGTGCCCAGACGGCAGGCCACGTAGCGGGGCCGACGATGCCGTCCACGTGCAGCCCCTTGTAGAGCTGGAAGTTCCGGACGGCGGTGTCCGTCTGCTGGCCGAACACCCCGTCGACCGTGATGCCCCGCACACCCCGGATACCCGAGTTAGCCAGCTTCGACTGGAGCAGCCGCACGTCGCTGCCCTGCGACCCCAGCAGCAGCACCGACACCGGCATCACCGGCCCCGAAGGACCATCGTGTCCGAGCACCAGCTGCTCCAGCTGCGCGAGGGTACCCCGGTAGGCGTTGAAGTCGACCCGCTGCCCGTGGAGCACCTGCGAGCTGGTGTACTGCCAGATGGCCGGAGACATGCCCCCGTAGGTGTTCCACCCGGAAGCGTGATCACCCTGGTACGTGCTCGCCGGGTAGGCGCTGGACACCAGGTGCATCCCCCGGTCCCGCAGCGGCTTCAGGTCCGGTGCCCCCAGCTGGAGCCAGTACCAGTGCGGCAGGTACACCAGGTTGCTGATCCCGCCGTCCTTGCGGTACGTGTCGATGAACGCCGTCGCGTCCGCGACGCTCGGGTTACTGGACCCGGTCGGCTCGAAGTCCACCATCACCGGGGTCTTGGCCGCGTGAGCGTGGCACCACCCCGCCTGCGCTGCCGCCGCGCCATGGTGCAGGAAGTGGTAGGCGAAGAAGAACACGCCGTGGCGGGCGGCCATCGCCTTCTGCTCGTCATACCACGGGCTGACGAAGCCCGTGCCCTCCGTGACCTTCGCGCACGCGGCTGGCACGCCCGTAAGGTCGATGTTCCCCTGGTAGCCCGAGATGTCCGGGTAGGTGATCGTCATGCGCTGGTAGTCCTCTCGGCCGGTGCTGGTCTCAGCCCTATTCTGGCAGAGAACACCGCCCCTGCCCCTGGAGGAAGCCGTGACACTGCACAAGCCACTGTTCATGCAGCCAGCCGGCGGCGACCCCGACCTCACCTACACCGCAGCGGAGGCCCGCCGGCTCATCTCCGTCGTGTCCCCCTTCGACGGGTGCCTGCTCTCCAACCCAGGCGCGTACAACGTCACCCAGCGCGGAGCCGGCGCGAACTTCTCCGTTGACGTGGCCGCAGGCACCGCAGTGGTCACCGGGGACGACGTGGCCGGGCAGAACAGCTACGTGGCGTGGAACGACGCCACGTTCAACCTGGTGACCCCCGGTGCCCCCGGCTCCGGTACCCGCCTGCACCGTGTCGTCCTTCAGCTGCGCGACAAGCTCAACAACGGCGCGTGGACCACCTACGACTTCATCCCCGTGCTGGTGCAGGACACCGGGGCCGGGTTCCCAGCAGAGCCGAACTCCTCCTTCACCCTCGCGCAGGTGTCCATCGCCACCGGGCAGGCCAACGTCTCCAACGCCAACATCACCGACATGCGCGTCGGGCTGGGAGAGACGCGCGCCTGGTACACCGGCACCCTGTCCCGCACCAGCACCACCCGCACGACGGACCCCACCCTGTCGCTCATGCTCGCCGGGTCGGCTACCTACCGGGTGACGTACGGGCTGTTCTGGACCGGGACCACCGGCCACCTCCTGTACGGGTGGGACCGGCCCTCCGGCGCATCAGGGCACTGGGGGCACTTCGCCAACATCGGCGGTGCGCCCGGCGCGAACAACTACGGGTACGGCTGGTCCGAGTTCGAATCCGCCGTCACCCCCAGCTCAGGCGCGAACTTCGGCGGCGTCCACGGCACCGGCACCGTCATCACCACGGCCGGGTCACCGCAGCCCTGGGCTGTCTCGTGGGGATCCTCAGACGGCACGGCGATCGTCCTCCAGGCCGGGTCCATCATCACCGCTGAGCGCATCGGCTGATGCCAGCGTGGCTCGACATCATCGGCGTCGGCGGGGGCATAGCAGGTACCCTCACCGGCCTGTTCGCCTACCGTGCCTCCCGCCAGGACCGCGACAGTGACAAGCTGGGGGAGGTCCACGTCAAGCTCGATGACATCGGCCGGCGACTCTCGCGGGTAGAGACCCAGATGGAACCATTCTGGGCTGCGGTACAGGCTGACCTCATCAAGCTGCTGCACCACCCGTGGCCGGAAAGGGCAGACATGGACGCCCTGCTGGACAAGCTCGACCCCGACAAGCCCGGCCACATCACCCCCGCCGAGCGCGCCGAGCTGAAGCAGATCCTCGAACTCGTCATCAGCGACGACCCCGACCACCCCCCGCCGTTCCCCGTCAGCGCAAACGAACGGGTGTTCGCCGTATTCTTGCTACACACCATGGACCTGGTGCGAAGCTGACCTAAGTGGGGGCGAGTAGTTGACCGGCAACCGCGCTGAAACGCCTGGCACCGACCCGATGCAGGCGACATTCCTGGCGATCGTCGGACGGCTGGAGCGCGCCCTGCGCGTCTACCGGTACGCCCTCATCGCCCTGGCGGTCGTGGCCGCAGCGCTGGTAGCCGGAGGCGTCGGCCTGTACGAGACCCAGCAGGGAGCATGCCACGCCGGGAACGAGTTCCGTGCCGGGGACGCCGCCAACTGGGACAACTTCCTGGACATCGCGCTCGGCCCCCACCCAACGCCGGGGAACGTGAAGACCGCAGGGCTGATCCGCGCGTCCATCCACAAGCGCGACGCGCCCCGCGCGTGCAGCAGCATCCTGCCCTGGGGCTAGGGCACGTGTTTCACGGCCAGCACGTTGTCCACCGGGCAGTAGATCACTGACGCGTCCGCGCACAGCAACCGCACCCACGCGCCCCCCCGGGGGGTAGCGGTCTTACCGCTGCCGCTGTCGGTGATCGACACGTCATAGTCCAGCGTCACCGACTGCGGCGCGGCAGCGATCACATGCCACCCGTCAGGCAGCAGCACCTGCGAGATCAGCCCCACGTCCAGGTTCACGGCAACCCCTCCTAGCGGATCGGCGGCCCGCCCAGCTGCCAGCCGTTCAGCCCCGCCTTCAGCTGCACCGTCCTGATCATCCGCTTCAGGCTAGGCGGCAGCCTGCCCAGCGTAAGCGTCACCCGCTCATCCCCGGCATCCCCCAGGGCGATGTCCAGCTGCGTCACCTTATACAGCAGGTTCACGTCCAGGCGCGTCGTCCGCAGCCGGAACCGCAGCTGGTCCCCCGGCCAGATGTGATCCGGCCCCTTCCACGCCCCCGGCTTCAGCTCCACCGTGTAAGTAGCCAGCAGCCGCATCACGTCGTTCGCCAGGAACGTGCCGCGCAGGTTGAGCGCCAGCTGGATCACCTCGCTGGTCGAGACAACCGACTCCCAGCGTCCCTCGGGGAGCGTGGCGATCCCCGCCTTCGTCACCGTCACCGGGGTAAGGCCCGCCGACGACGCCCCCGTAAGGTACAGCACGTCCGCGTACGTGCTGGGGTCAAAGGACCGGGTGACCTTCCCGACCTGGTTATCCCCCCACTCCAGGATCACCCCGTGGTCCTCCAGCAGCCCGCCCGGGAAGATGTCCAGCCGCAGGTCAGCCGGCCCTTCCTCGCACGTCACGTTCCAGTCAAACCCGTTGTCCATCTGCGCCAGCGCGACGATGTTGTCGTAGATGTAGTCGGTCTTCTGGTACGTCACCGTCCGGTCACTGCCACCACCCGCAGCGCCCGCGCCACGCCCGATACCCAGGTACCCGCCCGGCAGGCCCTGCGTGTAGTCCATCATCGACCACACGATCAGCGCCTGGTCAACCGTCGTGAACGACAGCGTCCCAGCGGTCAGCAGCGCCCGCCTGCGCAGCAGCTCCCGGTAGGACAGCGCGGTGAACTGGGCGTCGTGGCGGATCGCGTCAAGCGAATCGCCGGTCGGCCCGATGCGGCCACGGAACAGCGTCTCGTCATCGCGCTGCACCACCAGGTCCGTGTCCAGCTCCCCGATGAACGCCCCCTCCGGCGCAGACCCCGACAAGGTGAACGCCGCCTCATCGGAGGCGGCAGGGTCACAGCGCAGCGACAGCGACCGGGACCGCGCGGACGGCAGCTCCATGAACACCCCGCCCGGCACCTGCGGTGCATGCGCGGTACCGGTAGCCGGAGTGGCCAGGCCGTAGAACCACTTCGCCATCTAGGCCATCCTGCGCGGGGTGAACGTCAGCTGGCACGCGCACCCAGACGACGGCAGGTCCGGCGCGTACCGCAGCAGATTGTCCCCCGGCACCAGGTCAAACCAGCGGGACGCATCCCAGTCCAGGTAGGACAGCCGCGACTGGTCCGGCGCGGACAGGAAGTTCGCGCTCCGCGCGGCAGACGACACCTCCACGTACTCCCCCGCAGCGAGCACCAGGTCATCGGTGAACACCAGCGCCGTGCCCGCCGTGTCATCAAACAGCTGCGGCCCCGTGCACGGCCCGTACAGCCGCGCCACCCAAGGCGGCCGCATCGTCCCCGTCACCGTCACGATCGAGTCGGCCGACACGCTCGACGGCCCGAAGTCGATGAACGTCGTGGCGTTCACGCTCACCCCGGTCGTGGAAGCGAAGTGCAGCCCGCCCGACGCCCCCGTCACCCCCGGGATCATGTACGTCACCGCCGCCGCGTCCTCCCACACCCCAGCCGGCGCCTTCCACTGGTACGCCGCCGTCCTGCTCGACCCGGTACCCCGCACCAGCGGCTTGTTAGCGGTGCTGTACCGCAGCCGCAGGATACGGTCACCCGGCCACTCATCATCGGTCACCTGGAGGTAAGGCCGGGCGTACGGCACGCAGAACTGGTCAATCTCGTCCATCAGCGCCCGGAACTGCCCGTAGAACTTCAGGGTGAGCGTGACCGCAGCAGCACCCGCGAACTGCGTCAGGTCCGTCGCGCCGTCCTGCTCCGGGGTGTCGTCGGTCACTTCCCGCACGCTGCCCTGAACGTCAAGGCCCTGGAAGGCGATGCCGTCCCCGCGCGGCTTCAGCAGCGACGACAGGCCCCGCGCGTCGTCATTCAGCAGGATCTGCGTGATCACAGCAGCCCCGATCCCGCGATGGCGAACCCCAGCTTCTGCGCCAGCAAGTCAATGTCGGCCTCCTCGCGGATCACCACCAGCCCGTCAAAGTGGATGTGCACGTCACGCCCGCCGCCCTTCCCGATGTACTCCGGCCCGTTCTCAGCGAACCCGTACCCCTGCCCCGAGTGCAGCCCCACGCCAATCACCGGCTCGTTGACCCACCCGCCGTCCTTGTACCAGTTGAAGCCCTGCTCATGGCCCCACGCGGCCTGAGAGCTGCCGTACCGGCCGGCGATGTACGCGATGCCCCACCGGACCTGGTTGGCGTAGTCACCCAGGTTGTACGGGTGCCCGTGACCCAGTGACTGCGGGATGCCGTAAGCGCCCGAGCTGGGGTTGACGGCCCAGGCGTTCCACCCCGACTCCTGGTTCCACAGCGACAGCAGCGCCGGCCACGACCACCCGGCCGGCAGGATCGACTGCGCGAACCGCTGCGCGGCAGCAGCGGTACCCGACGCCGCAGGACCGCCCACGAACCCCGACGCCACCGCAGCGGCAGCGGCGGCAGCGGCCTTCTTAGCCGCCTGCACGCTCGCGAGCGCGAACGCCTGCGCCGCCAGCTCAGCCCACTGCGCGTCAGCAGTCCCGATCGCGTTGCCAGCCACTCGCATCCGCCCGCCCACCAGCCCGCCCGCCGTGAACCCAGGGATGTGCCCCCGCAAGTGATCAACCGTGCCGGCCGCCACCAGGTGCTCCGGCACCACCAGCTCACCCTTCGCCAGCAGCGCGGGGAAGTCATCCACCCGGGGACCGGCACCACGACTGATGAACAGGCCATCGCGGATCGTGTGCCCGCCGATCGCCCGCACCTGCCCCGTGGACGTGTTGATCGTCCGCGTGTTGATGCCCGTGCCCGAGATGATGATCTGGCCCTTGCCGCTGGTCGTCAGGTCCACGTTCACGCTCTTGGTGATCGCCGCCAGCGAGGCGTTCACCTGCGCGTGGAACACGTCGAAGGCATGAGCGGCGTCATGCAGCTTCCCGCCCAGCCCGGGAATCCACCCGAACGCCGACGCCACCGCGTGGATGATCGTCCCCACGAAGGTCAGGAAGGCATTCACCACGGGTGCGATGAAGTCCTGGATCACGAACCGCTTCAGCAGGTTGAGGATCGTGTTCCAGTGCTTATACACCTCGATGACGCCCAGCGCCAGCAGCCCCACCGGCCCCAGCAGCGGCAGCAGGAACTTCCCGAACCCGTTCCAGATGAAGTCCCACGCGGCCTTGGCGGCTGCCTTGATGGCCCCCCACGTGACATCCCAGATCCGCTTCAGCAGATCAACGTGCGTCACCAGGAACCCGATCGCCACGATGATCGCCGTGATCAGCAGCACCCACGGGTTACCAGCTGCGGCCAGCCGCATCGCGATGCCCAGCGCGATGAACCCCAGCGCCACCAGCTTCAGCCAGTCGGGGAACTTCCCGATCAGCTTGGAGATGGCCAGCAGCCCGTTCGCGAAGTTCACCAGCACCCCGCCCAGGAACGGCAGGACCGCCTTCAGCAGCGCCACGAACGTAGGGGCCAGCGCAACCAGCAGCACCGCGATAGCCGCGAACGCCGGAGCCAGCGACTGCGCGAGGATCACCGCCATCTGCGCGAGGACCGGGGCCAGGATCAGGATCACCTTGCCCAGCGTCTCGAACAGCGCCGACGACGCCGACAGGCCAGGCGCTATCCCGGTCACGATAGCCGCGACCGCCTTGCCCAGCGCGCCAAGCACCACAGCTAGCGCAGTGAACGCCGGGGAAGCCGCCTTCAGCAGCGTGGTCAGCGCTGGCAGGATCGCCGTCACGAACAAGTCGAACCCGCCCAGGATCGGCTTGATCAGCGGCGCGACCGCCGTGAACGCCTGAGCCAGCAACGGCAGCGTGTCCTGCGCCAGCTTCCCCAGGCCCGTGACAAGCGGCCCGATCAGCGTCCCCGACGCCCCGAACACCTGCCCGAGCGGCCCCGCCAGCGACTGGATCAGCGGGATGATCTGGCTCATCGCCTGAGTCAGCGCCGGCACCAGAGACAGCGCAGCACCCCGCAGCGCCGTCGTGAACGCCGCCCCCACCTGCTGAGCCTGCGCGAACAGCGGACCCTGCGTAGACGGCCCCACCTTCGCCCCGGCCTGCTGCGCGACCAGCTGGTTGCGCTGGAGCGACTGCTGCTCAGTCACCCGTGCTGCCGCGCGCTGCTGCGGGGTCGTAGCCCGTGCCTGCGCCTGCGTGAACGCCAGCACCGTCCGCTGGTTAGCAGCAGCGAGCGCAGCCGCCACAGAGGCCGTCGTAGCCCCCGTGTCCTTAGTCCCGATCAGCGTCTTAGCGCCCAGCCCCGCAGCGCCCAGGCCCAGCAGCCCGAGGATGCCCCCGCCACCCAGAGCCAGCGCTGCGGGCAGCAGCCCGCCCGCCACCCCCACACCACCCGCGATGGCCCCGCCCCGGCCGCCTACCCCCAGCAGTCCGGTACCCGGACCCCTGATCGCCTTCAGCTGCTTCTCGATCTCCGACCGCGCCTTGCGCCCGAACGCGAACCCGTAGCTGCGGCCCGCCCGGTCACCCGAAGCGGCAGCCTCCGCGTCGGTGACGAACCGGCCCTTCAGGTCACGCAGCCGCCCGTCCGCACCCCGCTTGAAACCGGTACCGAACGCCGCCCCCGCCTGCACCCCCGCAGCCGCAGCATTCGCATCCGAGATGAACCGGCCCTTGCTGTCCCGCAGCTTGCCATCCGCCCCGCGCTTGAACGCCTCCCCGAACTCAGCGCCCGCCTTCGCCCCGGCAGCAGTCGCATCGACCTTCTTCAGGCCCTCCTCCGCGTCGCGCTTCAGCTGGTCAGGGCGCAACCGCATGACCATGAACACTTCAGCGATCGACGGCACGCTCAGTCACCTCCCGCCTGCTGCACGAATCGCATCACCTGCAAATGCCGGTCCTGCGGGTACTCAGGCTCCGGGTACAGTCTGCCAGCCAGCTTCTCCGACGCCGGCTCGTAGTCAGTCAGCCTCGTCGCGCCCAGGCCCACCGCTACCGCAGCGAGGAGCCGCAGCTGGTCCTGCCGGTCAGCCAGCGCGGCCCACTCGATCTCGGCGGCATCACAGACCGCCAGCAGCGTTACCCCGCGCGGCGCTTGCCCGGTGCCTTGCGCTGCACCCTGCGCGGCTGCGCCGGCCGCTGCGCCATCTCCGGGGTCACCACGATGATGTCGGCGTCCCCGCCAGCCAGGGCAGCGAGCTGTGACGCGCGGTCGCCCTTCGTACGTGCACGCCCAGGCGAGGAGTTCCCGGACGGCATCGTAGGGCGCTCAGCCTCATCCTCCTGGCGCTCCTCAGCCCACGTGGTCAGATCCTGGATGATCTCCCCCAGGATCTCCCCCTTCGGCCTGTGCCGCTTGAGGTGCAGCTTGAACCGGGGATACTCCGGGCCAAGCATCAGCTGGAAGAACTTGGCGCAGAACGCCACGCCCTCAGCCGACATCAGGTCCGCGCCGGACGCGGCCAGCCCGGCGATCTCGGAGAACTCCAGGGCGAAGTCCGCGTCCTCCGGCCTGATCCGCGCCGTGAAGGTGGTCGCCGCGATCTCCTCCGGCGTCATGTCCTGCCGCTGGTCCATCCCGAACGGGTACGTGACTTCCTCGGCCGTGGCCGACTCAGACGTGTACTGCTTCATGCCCGGTGCACCCCTCACGCACGGCCAGGCGAGACCATGATCGCCTTGAACAGGCGAGCGCCGGTCGCCGGCTTCTCTAGGTTGTACTGCGTGGTGATGGTCGCGTTCGTCGCGCCCTTGCGCCGCTGGATGTTCACGTCGCCACCCTGGAAGCACTGCCGGAAGATCCACCGCTCCGTGTGGTCCTCAGACTCCCACCCCAGCATGCGCCGCACCTCCTGCCCGGTGTCCGGAGGCTCGAACGACACGATGCCCGCACCAGCGGTAATGCTGCTGTTAGGCGCGTTCATCGCCCGCTTCAGGTTCGTCGCCGTGATCTCAGCCATCGCGAACTGCACGTTACCCGTGCGGCCCGTCGTCTGGTACGACAGCGGGTCCAGCTCCTCCGCAACGTCAACCACGTCCGTGTTGATCGTGTAGTGGAACTCAGACCCCTGGTCGGTGTAGCCGATCAGCACCCAGTTGACGCTGACCGTCGACCACGCCGTCACCAGGTCCGTAGGCTCCGTGGTGCCCAGGTCAGCGACGTAGGTGTAGCCAGGCCCGAGCGCGAGGTTAGCTGGGGTACCGCGTGCAGCCATAACTCATCGTCCTTCCCCGCCGCGCTCGCGGCGTCCGTCTCTTCGTCCGCTGCGAGTGCAGCGTCCGGGTCTGTCTCCGGCCCTGCCGGTACAGCGAGGGGAACCCCCGGGGTGTCCGGGTGCGCGACCTGCGCCGCCCACTCGTTCGCCTCCACCAGGTCCGCAGGCACCCTGTCCCCCGCGCGGAACGCCGGCACCGGCATCACGCCTGACGCCGGGTGCCCGATCATCAGGTCCGACAGCGCCAGGTAGAACGCAGGCGGTGCAGCTGGTGCGTCGTCCACTGCGGCCTTGGGCTTGCGCGCGGCCATCTCAGGACTGGGCCATCCGGTAGACCCCGACCGTCAGGCCGGTCACCACCGTGTAGTTGATGTGGCACTGCCCGTCCGCAGGGTCACCGAACGGATTCGACGGCCACGGCCCGTACAGCTTGTCCTGCGTAGCGCCCAGCGCCCCGCCGCCCACCGCCAGCGGCGCGAGGAACGTCCCCGACAGGCCCGCGTTCGCCCCCGTGTTCATCACCGTCGCGGTAAGCGCGGTACCCGTCGTCTTCAGCCGCAGGTACACGTCAGGGCCAGGCGCGAACGTGTCACCGCTGGTACCACCCGGGGTCGTCAGGGCCGCCGACAAGTCCAGGCCCGTAAGCCGGCTGGCCGTGGAGAGAACCGCGTACGCCGTCATGATGCCTCCATCAGAAGGAAGTCAGCCCCCACCTGGAAGCTGTAGATCTCGCTGCCAGCGGGCGGCACCGGCTGGAACATCGGCCCGTAGTGGTTGTCCGCAACCAGCACTGTCACCCCAGTATCACCGCACGGCTGCGGGCAGCCGGTCAGCGACTCGAACGCTGTGCGCAGCGCGGCGGCAGCGCGCTCAGCGGCGTCCTCAGTCCCCGCGTACACGACCGCCTGGATCCGCGCCGTCGTGATCGCGGAGTCCTCGGCCACCACCGACGTGACGCCCTCCGGATTGCGGGCGATCACCGCGTACGCCCCGTCAGCCGGAGACGCCTGCTCGCGCAGGTAAGCGCCCCGCCACGCCGGGAAGTCCTCATCAGCCAGGATCGGCTGGGCGTTGATCCACGCGCGCAGCGCGCTCTCCACGGCAATGCTCACCGAAACCACCGTCCTCCCGCGCGCCTGCCAGCCAGGGGCGCGCTCCCAGCATCCACCCGGGGTGGTTGGGTGCACCAGTGCGCCAAGCCCGCCAGCGCCGCTGTGCGCCCCGCCCGGCTCATAGCTGCACCCGCCGACCCTGGAACGTCTCAGCGGTGCGCTCAACGAAGTGCTGGCCGTGCGTCCCAGGGTGATGCACCACCTGGCCGAACACCTGGCCCGTCTCCCGGTTCCGCAGCGGCCAAGGCCCGTGCGACCTGATAATGTGCGGCACCGTGTCATCGTTGACGTACCTGGCGTAGTCCGCAGTCGGCCCCACGATGTAATACCGGTCATGCGGGGTGCCCTGCCGGAAAGCGTGGATGCTGCTGCGCAGGTTCCCGCTCCGGTGCAACGGCCCGACCGGCGACACCGGGGCCAGGAACTTCATCGTCAGCACAGCCTCACGGGCCATCCGGTCCAGTTGCGCGCTGATGCGCGGGTCACTGTTCAGCGCGACCAGCAGCGCCTGGTCATCCCACACCACGGTCACGTCGGCGTTCGGCACGTCAGTTCCCCGGCACCTGGGCAGGGCTGATGTTGATGATCAGGTGCTCACTACCCGAACCGGGCGACGTGTCCCCGTACGCGGGCGGAGTCGGGAACCCCCACTGAGGGAAGATCGCCGCGTCATACCCGCTGCCCTGCGCCGCGCTGATCGCCGCAACCAGCGCAGTGAACGCCAGCCGCGCCCGCGCAGTCAGCGCCGCCGCCGTCTGCACGTCCTGGTCCCGGTTCGGGTACGCGATCTCGATGTCCGCCGCGACCTGCCACTCCACCGCCTGCCGCGCCAGGTCGCTAACCTCCGGCGACTCAGCCGCACCCGCAGGCAGCTCACCCAGCTGCGCCACGATCGCAGACAGGGTGTCATCGATCATCTGCTGCACGTTCGCGTCACTCGGCGTCGTGGCCGAGCTGAACGTCATCAGCAGCCGGTCGCTACCAGGGGTCTTCGTGTCCCTGGTGCGCCGGGGCACATGCCGGGCAACGTCCGTGAGGCCCGGCGCCCACGCCTCACCCGGCATGATGCCCTCCTGCTACTTGGCCTTGCTGCTGGTGCGCGCAGCGGGTGCCGTCTTGGCCGCGTCCGCCGGCACAGTGTCCGGCCCGGCCTCGGGTGCCTTCCCGGTGTCCTGCTCAGCCGGCTTGACCGGAGCCTGCTCCTGCTCGGGTGCCTTAACCGGGACCTGCTCCGGCTCGGCCAGGACAGGCGCAGGCACGTCCACCTCCGCGATCAGCTTGTCCCGCAGGTGGTAGAACACCGACTCATCCGACACGTCAGCCGGCACCGGGGCACCCGAGTGGAACGCCAGCATCCGGTACCCCTGCGGCGTAGCCGTCACCAGGTTCACCATCGGAGCGACCACCTTATAGCCGGGTGCCCGCTTGAACGTCTCCGGGTGGAACAGGCTGTCGTCCACCTTGTCATCCGCCATGATCGCCAGTGCCTCCGCTCAGGTGCCGGTGTTGGTGAGCTGGCACATGCCGCCAGGCTCCTGGACCACCGGGACCGTCTTACGGCGGCCCTGAAGGTCCCACTTGTCCTTGTCGTCCACCCGGATCGACTTGACCTCGACCGCCTGGTCAGACACCGCATACCCCGGTGCGCTGTCCTGCTCGTCGGCCATCCCGCCCAGCTGCGTGGAGTCCAGGATGATCGGCCCGCCCGTGAAGTAGTTGCTACCAGCAACCACGATGACCAGGCCCGCGATGACCTCGATCTGCCCCGTGTAGACCGGGTTGTTGCTGTCCTCACGGCGCAGCGCGTTCGTGATCGCCGTGTCCGACATCATGTAGGCGTACGCCGTGTCGTTGACCACGATCGTGTCCGGCTTGTAACCCAGGTTCTTCCCGAACACGATCGCCTTGGCCCGCAGGATGTCCCGCAGCATCGTCGGCGTAGCAGCAGTCCACGCGCCACCACCAGAGCCGGTCACCGAGAAGACGTTCGCGCCAACCGCCGACTGGATCGCGCTCATCGTCACAGAGTCAACCTGCTGGATGATCGAGTTGACCGTCTTGCGCAGGTTCCGGTCGATCGTCGCGCCCGCGTACACGTTGCGGGCGATCTCCTCATCGGTCACCGGGACCTTCTGGCCCCACTTGCTAACCGCAGCAATCGCGGCAGTGCCAGTGGGCGTGTTCGCGTACGGGTACTCCGCACCCGCCCCGACCGCCTCAACCGCACGGTCAGTGACGAACGGCTCAGACTGCTCGTACAGGATCGCGCCGCCGCTCGTGCGGAACCGGCCCGTGAGGATCTGGTCCGACACGAACCGCAGGTCCATGAAGTTCCGCAGCCGACGCCGCAGCTGCGTCGGGGACGCCAGGAACCGCGAGATGGTCTCGAAGTCACCCGAGAGGGTAGGGGGGCTGGCCGGGTAGGTACCTGGCATCGTGAGCCACCTTTCTGTTCAGTCAGGCGGGGTGCCCCCGCTATGCTCCGAGGACCCGCGCGAACACGGTTCCGCCGGCGTTTCCCGTTCCACCGCGCACGCAGTACCCCAGCAGCGTTCCCGCCGCTGCGAGCGTGGCCAGCGTGCCAACCGTGCAACGTCCTGCCGCGTCCGCCTGGACGGCGTTACCCGCCGCCAGGACACCCGCGCTGGTGATCGCGATCTCGTGGAGGTTCCCCGGGATCAGGAACACCGTCACCCGCTCACCGGTTACGGTGTCCTTCGCTGCCGCCCCGATCGCCCGGTCACCCGGCGCGGCAGTGGGAATCACGGTGTCGTCAGCCGACAGCTTGACCAGCTGACGGCCGGTGATCGCCGCGCCAGCGGTGAGGGTGATGGCCTGAACGTCGGCCGCGACAGGCGTGTAGTCGCCCATGTCAGATCTCCATCCAGCGGACAATCAGGCCGTCCGCAGCAGTGGTGAGCGCGATGCCGGCGACACCGCGCAGCGCGACCAGGGCCGCGTTGATCGTGGCCTGCGACGGTGCGCCGCCCACGTCCTGCACCGCCACCGTCTTCACCTGACGGCCGGCTGTGCTGGTGGTCCCCACCTGGTCCCCCGCAGTGACGGTGCCGTCAGCGATGGACTCATGGATGATGCCACGCCCGAACACCGTGCAGCGCCCGTTAATGGGCGTGTCGTTGCCCGCCACACCCACCCAGCTAGTCGAGGCGTTCGCGGCAGCCTTAGCCACCGTGCCAGACCCGGACACCACCAGGAGATCCCGGGCGGTAACCGCAGCGCTCACGGTCAGCGTGACGATCCGGCCCGGCGCGTACGGGGGCGTGTAGTCAGGCATCAGTCAGGCGCTCCCCTGCGGCTCAGTACGCGCCCGGCGCGAACAGGCCCGCGAACTCGCGGTCCTCGTCGTCGTCCTGCTGCGCGCCACCCGGGGTGCCGATGTCGTTCACCGGGACCACGTTCTTCGTCAGCGACGCGATGACCTCGCGGGTGCCGTCCGGGTCCGCATCCCACAACCGCGCCCAGTGCGCGGTGCGCGCAGCAGCAAACTTGCCCGCCGCCACCGCCGACGCGATGACCGTGTCCCGCTCCGCGTGCATCGTGCGGGTACGGAACTTCTCCCCCGCCGCGATCTTCTCCTGGATCGAGTCCCACTCCGACTGGTCAACCAGCCGGGTGCCAGCGGGGATGTTGAGCCGCCCGCCCGCTGCGCGCGGTGCGGCAGCGCGGGTATTCAGCTCAGCGGTAGCGGACACCAGCATCGCCGGCGTCAGCTCCGCGTCCTCAGCCAGGCCCAGCGTGCTACGCAGGGCAAGCAGCTGCTCGTCGGTGAAGTCCACTCCCG